GACTGCCGTCATTTCCATATGCATTGGATTAATAGATTGTCCCTGTTTGGCTTCAGGTTGAAACCAAGGATTCTCTCGCATCCAATTTTGTTGATCTTCACTAACCACAGCTCTCTGTTGTTGTTGCTGAACAGGTTGTTGCGGTTGAGCGGGGTGCTGTATCCTATTAGCTTCCGCTTGTTGTTTAGCAACGGTGCGCCTTAACCTTTGCTCTCTTTGCTCCATGTCTCTGATCTGAGCCTGAGCTGCACTAAGCTGCTCTTGACTTGTCACCAGCTTGTCTGCATCACCTTCTTCGTGCGCTTTTTTAAGCTCTTTCTTGGCAGTCTCAAGTTCAACCTGAGCCTTCCCTTTGGAGCTTTCGATGATTGCATTTTGGCCTTTAGCCAGCAAACTTTCATATTCTTGGAGCTTTTGCTGTTGTGCCTTAGCCAGTCTTACAGCTTCATCACGCATCCGGTGTGCTTCACCAGTTTTTCGCTTGTCTGCATGATTGATTGCCCTAAGCTGATTTATTCGCTTTTGAACACCCTTGCTGTAAGTCTTTAACTCATCATCCGTAAAGCCGTCATCATACTTAACATCCGGCTCAGCAAGTTCCTTTGTTCTTTTGCGGGGCTTAACTTCTTCAGGAGGGGTATCGTCAACGATCTCCACCTGTAGGCCGTCTTCTTCTTCAGAAGGGGCTTCAGCGTTTTTAACGCCGTGTTGCGTCTTGACACCAAAGAACTTGTCTTCGATAGACGTTGTTTCTTCTTGCTCTTCTACTAGCTCGCCTTCGCTCATATCTTCATCACTCCTCTTGGGTCTTCAACAACAGCTTCTACGCTGTCATCGTTGATGAGTCGAAACTCTTTGCCATGAACCTTAAATCGAGTACCTGAATACGATCTCATAATAACGAAATCACCTTCATTGCAATACGAGCCATTCGGAAAACGCTTTTTATCAGCGTAAGCATCTGGCCCTAATTTAAGAACAAAACCTACGATAGAACCGACTTCCTCAGCCTGCACAGTTTCCTGAGCTTTGAGAATGCCGCCTTCGCTTTGTTTGTCTGGCTCAGGCAAACCAATCAAAATCTTGTAGCCTTTAGGCTCAGGAAGTTGATGAGCTGCGCGAGTATCTGCGGTGGCTTCTACTTCCACCGATTGTACTTCTGCTAATGCTTCTGCCATTAGTATCCCTCGCACTGGAAGAGTGTCCAGCGTCACTGCACCGCAATAGGCGGAGATTAGTTTCGTTCGATCTGTTTGTTTAGATCGAGCAATTCTCTTTCAGCAAGCGCGAGTCCTTCAATGACTCCGCAAGCTTTTGAGTATTCTTCCATGTTTCGACAACCACCTGCGCTTACATGGTCGGCTGTTTCGTTCATTATGATTCGTATTTTTTTATTCAGTATCTCTAATGCGTTACTGCTAAATACTTCACTCATCGCGCTCTCTGTTGTCAATCATGTCTTCGCGCTTAGTATCTCTCTTATCGATCATTTCTTCAATATCCCTATCTCTTTTGTCGATCATCATTTCTTTTGCTATCTCGACTCCCAACTTAGCGCCTTCAATCTTGTCTTTAGAAGCGATCTTCCGCGACTCTAGTTCATCTTGTGTATTGGTTTCGGCTATCTTAACGCCAAGCTTAGCACCTTCAATCTTTTCATCAGTGGCAAGTTTGTCTCTTTCAAGATCGTCTTTAGCAGCCGCCTTCATAAGATCAGCTTCAATACGTGCCATGTCGGTTTGAGTCTTGGACTGAACTTTAGCAGCCTCAATATCCAGTTCAGCTTTTTGTAGCTGCAATACTGGGTCTTCTGCCTGCGCTGCCATTTCTTCAGCCTGAACCATTTGTTGCGCCTTACCAGTTAATTGTTCTGCGGCAGGAGCGACAAGCTGGGAAAGCCTGAACTCAATATCTTCTGGAAGCGTAGAGTCAACTGGTGGTAACGGAACACCTAATTCTTTTTCTATGTCGCGTCTGTATTGGAAAGCAACGTGTTCAGCAATGTGAGCGGCAAGAGCAGCCTGTTTCATTTGCGCGTCCGGCGCTAGATTTAACATCTCGGCTATCTTGGGATCATTCATTGCAGCAGTATGAACCTCTATATGAGCGGTATGGTCTTGATAAATAAAAGCCCTTACAGGCTCACCAATCATTAGGTTCATGTTTTCAGAAATCGGATCAGTTGGCTTCATGTCGTCATCTGTAGGAATAATCTTGTCTGCGTCTCGGATGCCTAGAACTTCAAGCATCTGACGGTGCAATAGAGGCAGGTTGTACATCTGTGGCGCTTGCTGCGCCAACTGGAGTGCTGCCTGATACTGCATAATCCTTTGCGCCATAGTCCCTGCGTTTGGATCACTAACCGGAATAATATCTACACGGTCATCAAAATCCTCAGCGGTAATAGCATTGGCTGTACTTTCGTAGGGATACTCCGTTGGCCCATGATCTACCACAATATCGCACAGGATTTTCAGTTCTTGCTTCATTGAGGCATGAATACGAGCCTGAACTGCGCTAATTACCTTCATTTCGCGCTCTAGGAGCGCAAGAGTTGTGCCAACTGGAGCTTCGCCATTAATATCAGCGGCTTTTACGTCACCAGCAGAGGCAAACCTTCTCCCGTCTTCTACAATTTCCTGCAACATTGTATGGAGAACGCCAGATGGCTCTTTGTACGGCAAAAAGGTGATGTTATCCCTGATAACACCGCCCGGAACGTCCACATCACGGAACTCTCCCGGCATAATTGGCGAATCATCGCCTTTAATTCGCAATCCACGCGCTTTTAAGCCGCCCGGAAGGTTAGCTAGTGTGCCTGCGTCAACTAATTGGCGTAATAATGAAGTGGCAGACTTGGTTAAGCCCCCAATCATGTGGACTAAGCCAAATCCGTAGAAGCCAAGCCCCGGCAAATACTGATAATGAACAAAATGTTGACGTTTAAGCTTTAGTGCGTCCTCTTCTCTCCAGTTTCTGCGAATGGAAAGAATGATATTGGACGATTTATCAACGGTAATGATGTAAGGCAGGCCAATATTGGTTGGCTCGCTGTTGTCTAGGTCTTCAAAACCCGGAAGGTCTACGTTGACCATCATTTCCAGCAAGGTATGCCTTTGGTCTACCTCATAACTGGGGTGGTCTCCTGTTAACTTGTTGTATTTAGCGCTTATCTCTGTCGTGTCAGGAGCAGGAGCAGGCAGTTCAACGTCTGCGTAGAAGCCACTTTGCTGTAATTTCAGCACATCGTTAGCTTCCATCTTCATTACATGGGTAGCTCGCTCTGCTGTTTCCAGATCAGCCGCTCCGTAGCTAACTACAAAGTCTTCCGCTGGCACAAACATGCTGCAAGCTCTACCTAAATTTGGGTCATAGTAAACTTTTCTAAACGCTGATCCTGCAATGGGTAGGGAAAAGAGAAGTTTTTCTGTTTCAGTTCTGTATTCGGGCATCTTAACGGTCATCATGTAGTTAAGATATTCCTGCACCCGCTGAGCCTGCTTAACCTTTTCGTCAGTAAGCTCTCCTATAATGGTGGTCTTGGCAGGGCCACTTGCAGGAAATATTTCCATAATAGTTTGAGACTGGAACCTAACCACTGCTTCACTCAACATAGGGTGAAACACGCCACAGGCTCCATCCCAAGGCGTAGTTCTGTCTTCAAACTTCATGCCCAGCAGATCAAGCCCTTTAATATAGGACTCTTCCCAGTCGTGTCTGCTAGTTTTGTCGGCGTTATAAAGACCCACCAGCTCACTTCCAAGCCTGTCCAGTTCTGATTGCTCCATAAAATCAACCAGATTGGAGTCATGCTCGGCCATTGGCTCTTCATCAAAGCCCATGCTGAGTTCCATGTCATCAGTAGAAATAGTCACCTCTTCAGGATTAACTATTTCTATCTCGATTTCTTCAGCAGTGGGAGTGTCAGCTCCGTTTGTATATAAAGCTTTCTCTATAGCCACTATGCCACCTGTTTTGAAAATCTATGCTTACGTGATCTTGGAACCCAAAACCCTTCAGCCTCAGAATATTTAAGTCCCTTCACTTTTCTTATTTGACCATCTGGAAAAACAAAATCTGTTTTAGGATCAGTCAGTCCGTGATAATCAAAATTTGCAGCCTTATAAATTGCGCCTGTATGGTTATACGCAGTATCAGCGTAAGTAATAATTAACCTTACGGGATAATATTTTTTTAACGCTTTAATGCTTTGGGCTATTAAATACGAACAAGAATTTTTAGGGCTTCCTTTTTTAAACGCAAGCCTTGTTATTTCAACAACCCCATGCTGATTGGTCTTGTCATACAATCCTTTTATGCTGTGAGGGTTAGGAATTCCATAAGTAATGGCTCCCCATACATTTCCTGTATACGTTGCTCCAAAGCTATAAAGAGCCAAAAAGTCTTTATCTCCAAAATAGTGATGCTTTAAATAAACAGATGCAGCTACACCTTTTGAAATTTTAACAATCTTAAATTGCTTTGGAGAAATAACAGAAACATTATTATTTTCATCAGCGCTAAACAAATCTTCCTGAATTTTCTCAGTCACTAAGTATTTTCCCTAAACTGACCACCTTTAATTGCAGCTCCCATTCCGCGAGCCTTAATAGTTTTAGTTTTAGGTGCGCCCATATCAAGGTTAACAGCCGTGGTAGAAGGCGTTTTTCCGCCTTTAGCCAACAATACATCTTGGCCCATAGCCATGCGCTTGTGCTGATTAATCAACATATTGCCTTGTCGTTGTGTGCTTGGGCTGGTAGCTCTTGAGCGGGGAACAGCTCCACGGGTCATGGCATTGCTTTCATTTCTGCGAGAACCGTAAGACTGAGA